TCATGCCGCCACCATCCGGCCCGAGGCGCCGAGCAGGTCGCGCAGCGACGCAATCTGGCGTTCATAGCCGCGCGCCATGCCGCCGTGCGAATGGGCGGCCTCGACCGATTTGGCATGGGCGGCGCGCATCAGCGAAACCTGATGGCGGTGAAGAAGATCGTTGAGGTCCATGGTTTGACGCTCCCAACAGCGTAAGCGGAAGCGCGTGCGTCTCCCGGTCGCTGGCGCCTACGGACCATCTGCCAACGATGCCCCTTATGTGGGGATGCGGGGGGCAATCCGCCATGGCTGCGGTGAAACGAACCAAATGGGAACATTTTGGTTGACAGCGCGACGCTCTTATGGCACAAAACAGGAACATCGGGAAGTGTGGGGATCGGGGCCGGGCGGAAACGTCGTCGGCCCCGACGTGCGTCTGGGGGGATGGGGCATGAGCAAGGAAGAGGTGCTGGCCGAGGGGTGCAGTCGACCGGTGCAGTTGCGTCGGGCCACGAAGGGATGGACGCAAGGCCGGCGCGAACAGTTCCTCGATCATGTTGCGGCGACCTGCAACGTACGCGCCGCAGCCGAGGCAATCGGCCTGTCGCAGAACAGCGTATATGCCCTGCGCCGCCGCGATCCTGCCTTTGCCGCGCAATGGCGCATGGCGTTGCTGGCCGGGTACGACCGGTTGGAAGAGATGCTGCTGGCCAAGGCGATCGCGGTGCTGGACGGGGTCGCGGTCGGCGATCCGGATCGGGTCGTGACGGGGGCGATCAGCGTCGAACAGGCGATCAAGCTGCTCGACCGGCACCGGTCGATCGTCAAGGGCGGCAGCGGGCATCGCGAGCAGCGGTTCCGCGCGACGCAGGCAGAGACGGATGCCGTGCTGATCGCCCGGATCAAGGCGATGCGCGGCCGGCAGGAAACGCGGGCATGAGCGGTCTCGATCCGCTGGTCGCGGCAATGACCGAACTGAACGACGTGCAGCTCGAACGCTTTCTGCTGCGGGTCACGCCGCACCGCCGCAGCGAATTGACGACTCGGTTCAAGCTGTGGGCGCACGATGGGCAGACGATCGCCGATCAGGATTGGACGGTGTGGCTGATCCAGGCGGGGCGGGGGTTCGGCAAGACCCGCGCCGGATCGGAATGGGTGTGCGCGCAGGCGGCGGAACGGCGCGATCTGCGCATCGCGCTGGTCGGGGCGACGCGGCGCGATGTGGAAAGCGTGATGGTGCGCGGCCCCGCCGGCCTGCTGGCGATCGGGCGGCATTACGGGCCGGTCACGTGGCGTCCGTCGCGCGGCGTCGTCGAGTTCGGATCGGGGGCGGAGGCGCATGTCTATGCCGCCGAAAGCCCGGAGGGGCTGCGCGGGCCGGAGCATCATGTCGCGTGGTGCGACGAACTGGCCAAATGGCGCAATGCCGATGCGACGTGGGACAACCTGATGATGGGGATGCGGATGGGCGAGCGGCCGCAGACGCTGGTCACGACCACGCCGCGCGTCATCCCGCTGCTGCGCCGTATCCGGGCGATGCCGGGCGTGCGGATCAGCGGCGGGCGGTCGCGCGACAACCGGCACCTGTCGGAGAGCTATTTCGCGCAGATCGAGGGGGCCTATGCCGGCACGCGGCTGGGCCGGCAGGAGCTGGACGGCGAGCTGATCGAGGATGTCGCGGGCGCGCTGTGGGAGCGGGCGGTGATCGAGGCGCGGCGGGTGGTCCGCGCGCCGGCGCTGGTGCGGGTGGTGGTCGGGGTCGATCCGCCCGCCGGGATCGGCGGCGATGCGTGCGGCATCGTCGCGGTGGGCAAGGGGGCGGACGGCTTTGCCTATGTGCTGGAGGATGCGAGCGTTTCCGGCCTGTCGCCCGAGGGCTGGGCGGCGGCGGTCGCGGCATGTGCCGCGCGCCACAGCGCCGACCGGGTGGTGGCGGAAGCGAACCAGGGCGGGGCGATGGTGGCGAGCGTGCTGCGCGCGGCGGATGCCGGGTTGCCGGTGCGGCTGGTCCATGCGTCGCGCGGCAAGGTCGCGCGGGCGGAGCCGGTGGCGGCGCTCTATACCGGTGCGCGGGCGTTTCATGTCGGGGCGTTTCCCGCGCTGGAGGACGAGCTGTGCGGGCTGGTCACCGGCGGGGGGTATGAGGGGCCGGGGCGGTCGCCGGATCGCGCCGATGCGCTGGTGTGGGCGATGTTCGAGCTGATGTTGAGCGGGCGGGGGGAGGCGGTGGTTCGGGTGTTGTGATGGGGGGCGGTGGGTTTTCGGCCAATGCTTCTCGCCTTCTCCCTCCCCGTTTGCTTCGAGCTTGTCGAGAACCGTAGTCGAGAAGGGCGTGCCGTGCGTGCGCCGTTTCGACCGGAGAAGAAGAAGCGGGACCCCGGATCAAGTCCGGGGTGACGTGGTGGGGGGCGTGGTTCGCCTCGTCTTTGGCCGTATCCCCGCGGAGGCGGGGACCCAGGGCCGCGGGCGGTGGCGTTCGTGGCTCTGGACCCCCGCCTTCGCGGGGGTACGTCCACCCTTGTGGCAGGGCCATCGCAACGAAACCGGGCACGGCCCGATAACAGGAGAACATGCATGAAATGGTTCGGACGCAGGTCCGGGCGCGATGGCGCGCGTCCGGTGTTGGCGCGCGGTGGCGCGACCTTGTGGCGGGATGGCAGCGGGCCGGCGGCGGGGGATTGGGCGCAAGGGTATGAGGCGCAGTTGCGCGAGGCGTATCTGGGCAATCCGATCGCGCAGCGCGCGGTCAGGATCGTGGCGGAGGGGCTGGCGTCGTTGCCGGTGAAGGGCGATCCCCAGGCGGTGGCGCTGGTTGCGGCGCGATCGGCCGGGCAGGATTTGCTGGAGAGCGTGGGCGCGCAGCTGTTGCTGCATGGCAATGCCTATATCCAGATCCTCGACGATGGCGCGGGCGGGATCGGCGAGCTCTATGCGCTCAGGCCCGAGCGGGTGACGGTCGAGGCAGATGCGGGCGGTTGGCCGGTCGCGTACCGGTACCGCGTCGGCGAGCGGGTGCTGCGGATCGCCGCCGAGGGCGAGGGCGGCCGGCCGGGGCTGATCCATCTGCGCGGCTTTCATCCGCTGGACGATCATTATGGGCTGGGGTGCCTGGGCGTGGCGGCGGGGGCGGTGGCGATCCATAACCAGGCGGCGCGGTGGAACAAGGCGCTGCTGGACAATGCGGCGCGGCCGTCGGGCGCGCTGGTCCATGATCCGGGCGATGGCGGCGTGTTGTCGGGCGAGCAGTTCGACCGGCTGCGCGCGCAGATGGACGATGCCTTTGCCGGGGCGGCCAATGCCGGGCGGCCGATGCTGCTCGACGGGGGGCTCAAATGGCAGGCGATGAGCCTGACCCCGGCGGACATGGATTTCGTGGGGCTGAAAGCGCAGGCGGCGCGCGAGATCGCGCTGGCGTTCGGGGTGCCGCCGATGCTGCTGGGGCTGCCGGGCGACAATACCTTTGCCAATTACCGCGAGGCGAACCGGGCGCTGTGGCGACAGACGATCGTGCCGCTGGGCACGCGCGTGCTGGGCGCGATCGGGCAGGGGATCGATGGCTGGCTGGGGACGGGCGCGCTGGAGATCGAGGTCGAGGCGATCCCGGCGCTGAGCGACGAGCGCGATCAGTTGTGGGCGCGGGTCGCGGGGGCGGATTTCCTGACGCCGGAGGAGAAGCGGGGGTTGGTGGGGATGTAGCCCATTGCCGTTCGTTCCAAGGTGCGCTGCGCTTGTCGAAGCGGCGTATCGAAGGACCGTGGCGGGTGCTTCGATACGGGCCTTCGACTTCGCTCAGTCCCTACTCAGCACGAACGGATTTGAGCCATTTCATCTTTTCGCCGGGGTGCAGATCAGCGTCGTGCGGTCGAAACTGCCGCCGGCGTCGAGGCAGCGTTTCCCCTTCAGGAACGGCAGCGCGAAGGTGAAGGCGAGCAGGGCCGCGCCGAAGGCGGCGGCGATGATGCGGAGGCGCGGTCTCACCTGCGTGGGGCTAGCGCGGCGACAGGCGGGAGACAAGAGATGGGCGATACGGGGCTGCTGGCGCAGCTGATGGGGCAGGCGGCCGACGATGGTGCTGACCTGCAGACGCTGCGCGCGATTGCGGAGGAGGCGGGCGAGCTGGGCGCGAGCCGGGCGATGGCGCGGATCGGGCTCTCGGATGCGGCGGCGGCTACCGATGTGCAGGAGCTGCGCGAGCTGTTGAAGGCGTGGCGCGATGCCAAACGGTCGGCGGTGCGCGCGGCCTTTGCCTGGGTGATGCGGATGGCGTTCGCGCTGCTGCTGGTCGGGATCGCGGTCAAGACCGGGTGGCCCGAATGGGCGCGGTGAGGTTCGCGGGCTACGCGGCGATCTTCGGTCGGGCGGATCGGGGCGGCGATGTCGTGCTGCGCGGTGCGCTGGTCGCGGGCGGGGTGGTGCCGCTGTTGTGGCAGCATCGGGGCGATCCGATCGGGACGGTCGAGTGGCTGGGCGAGGATGCGCGGGGCCTCAGGGTGATCGGGCGGATCGAGGAGCCGCAAGCGGCGCGGCTGGTGCGCGCCGGGGCGATCGACGGGCTGTCGTTCGGGTACCGGGCGCGCGTCGTGCGGCAGGGGGCGTGGCGGACGATCGCCGCCGCCGAGCTGATCGAGGTGAGCGTGGTGGCGCAGCCGATGCAGGTGCTGGCGCGCATCCATGCGGTCGAGGACGGGTGAGCTGCCGCTCGATCCAGCAACTTTTCTAACGGGGGTGTCGCGAGGCTGCGGCGCCCCTTTTTTCATGGGGACGACGAGTATGACGATCGAGACGCTGGCGGGGAGCTTTTCGGGTGTGGCGGCGGGTGCGAGCCGGCCGATGCTGAGTGCTGAGGTGCAGGGCGGCGGTTTCGGCGCGTTCGTGCGCAGCGGCATGACGGTCGAGACGAAGGCGGTGGCGGGGACCAGCGATGCGGGCGGCGGCTATGCCGTGCCGCGCGAGATCGACGCGATGATCGGCGGGGTGCTGAAGAATGCCAGCCCGATCCGCGCGATCGCCAACGTGGTGAGCGGGGGGTCGGCGGGGTATCGCAAGCTGGTGACCAGCGGTGCGACGCCTTCGGGCTGGGCGAGCGAGGTGGGCGCGCGGCCGGAGACGGCGACGCCGACCTTCAACGAAATCGCGCCGCCGATGGGCGAGCTGTACGCCAATCCGGCGGCAAGCCAGGCGATGCTGGACGATGCCGCGTTCGATGTCGAGGCGTGGCTGGCCGGCGAGATCGCGGGCGAGTTCGCGCGGGCCGAGGGGCAGGCGTTCGTCAATGGCACCGGCGTCGGGCGGCCGCGCGGGTTCCTGACCTACCCCACCACCGCGGCCGGCGATGCGGTGCGGCCGTTCGGGACGCTGCAGCATTTGCCGTCGGGCGCTGCGGCGGATTTCGGGAGCGAGCCGGAGAACCGGCTGATCGACCTGGTCCATGCCCTGCGCGGCAGTTATCGGCAGGGCGCGTGCTGGGTGATGAATGCGCAGACGGCGGCGCGCATCCGCAAGTTCAAGACGGCGGAGGGCGCGTTCCTGTGGACGCCGGGGCTGGCGCAGGGGCAGGCGAATACGCTACTCGGCTATCCGGTGGTCGAGGCGGAGGACATGCCCGACATTGCGGCCGGCAACCTGCCGATCGCGTTCGGCAACTTCAAGGCGGGGTACCTGATCGCCGAGCGGGCCGAGACGCAGATTTTGCGCGATCCCTATTCGAACAAGCCGTTCGTCCACTTCTACGCCACCAAGCGCGTCGGTGGGGCGGTGATGAATTCGGAGGCGATCAAGCTGCTGAAGATCGCGGCGGCGTGATGGGTGGGGGCGGGGGAAACCCCGCCCCTTTTCCGTTCTCACATCGGGAGGAGTTTATGACCACAGCGCCCTTTCCGGCGGCGGTGATCGCGGGGGTGCGCGTGGCGGCGCGCGACCATTTGCGGGTCACCGGGACCGCCGAGGACATGGTGATCGACCGGCTGGCGGAAAGCGCGCTGGCGCTGGCCGAGGCCTATACCGGCAGCGCGATCGTCGCGCGGCCGCATGAGGCGATGATGGCGGCGGCGAGCGCGTGGCGGCCGTTGCCGGTCGCGCCGGTGACCGCGATCACCGCCGTCACACCCGTAACGGCGATCGATATCGACGCGACGGGTACCGGATGGGTGCGGATGGCGGCGGCGGGGCCGGTGCGCTTCGTCGCGGGGCTGGCGGCAAGCTGGGAGGCGGTGCCGGCTCCGGTCGCGCAGGGGATCGTGCTGCTGGTCGCGCATCTGTTCGACGCACGCACGGCATCCGCCGCGCCGCCGGCGGCGGTGGGCGCGCTGTGGCGGCCATGGCGGCGGATGCGGCTGGTGGGAGACGCGCGATGATCGCGGCGGTCGAGCGGGCCGATGCGATGGCCGCGCGGTGGGCGGATGCGGTGCGTGAGCGGGTGGTCGCGGCGGCGCGCGAGGTGCCGGGGGTCGCGGCGGAGGTCGTCGGCGACGGCGTGGTGCTGTCGGGGCGGGGGCTGGTGCGGCGGACGATCTCCGATCCCCGGTTGCAGGATGTGGCGGGGTGGGGGCGATGATCGCGGGGACGGTGTTGCAGGCGATGCTGGTCGCGCGGCTGCGTAGCGTCCTGACGACCGCCAGCGTGTTCGATGCGCCGCCGGTGCGGGCCGCCCGGCCCTACGTGGTCATCGATACGCCGGTGCTGACCGACTGGGGCACCAAGGACGCCGCCGGGCGCGAGGGGCGGGTCGTCGTGCAGCTGTTCGACGGGGGCGAGGTGCCGGTGCGGCTGCGGGACTTGGCGGCGGCGGCGGAGGGGGCGGTGTTGTCGGCGCCGTCCGGGCTGGCGGGGTGGCGGGTGGTGAGCCTGTCGTTCGTGCGCAGCCGGGTGGTGCGCGAGGGCGATGGCTGGGTCGGGGCGCTGGAGTTTCGGGTGCGGATGCTGGCGGGGTGAGGGGTCGCCCTCACCCTTCCGCGGCTGCGCCGCTCCCTCCCTCTCCCGTCGGGAGAGGGATTTTATCAGGAGAAGATTGATGGCGGCAGAGAAGGGTAGTGCGTTCCTGTTGAAGATCGGGAACGGGGCGGTGCCGGTGGCCTATGCGACGGTTGCCGGCCTCAGGACCACGCAATTGTCGGTCAATGGCGAGGCGGTGGCGATCACCAGCAAGGATTCGGGCGGGTGGCGCGAATTGCTGTCGGGGGCGGGGGTGCGGTCGGTCAGCGTCAGCGGGGCGGGCGTGTTTACGGGCTCGGCGGCGGAAGTGCGGCTGCGCGGCAATGCGCTGTCGGGGGTGATCGACGAGTATCGGCTGAGCTTCGAGAGCGGCGAGACGATGACCGGGCGGTTCCTGGTCACGCGGCTGGACTATGCCGGCGATTATAATGGCGAGCGCAATTATACGCTGGCGCTGGAATCGTCCGGCGCGGTGGTGTCGGCATGAGCGCCAATCCGGTGCGGGGCGAGGCGAGCGTTCGCGTCGCCGGTGAGACATTGGTGCTGCGGCCGAGCTTTGCCGCGCTGGTCGCGGCGGAGGGCGAGGTCGGGTCGCTGTTCGCGCTGGTCGAGCGCGCGGCGGCGGGGCGGTTGACGCTCGGCGAGCTGGTCGCGTTGCTGTGGCACTGCCTGCGCGATCCGGCGCCGATGGGGCGCGATGCCTTTGCCGAAGGGGTGACGGCGGGCGGGCTGGCGGCGGCGACCCCGGCACTGAAAATCCTGATCGCGCAGATTCTGGGCGGGCGGTGAGCTTTGCCGAGGCGGCTGCGCGTGCAGCCGGGCTGGCGGGGGTGGCGTTCGGCTGGGGGCCGGACGCCTTTTGGCGGGCGACGCCGGCCGAGCTGGGCGCGCTGGTGCAGGCGATGCGGGGCGATGCGCCCGACCCCTGCGACCGGACCACGATCGATCGATTGAAGGAGCGTTTTCCCGATGGATGAGGAAATCGAACGGCTGGTCGTGCGCGTGCGCGCCGACACCGCCGGGTTCGCGCAGGATGTGGCGACGATGCAGGCGAGCCTGGACGGGCCGTTTGCGGGCGGCGTGGATCGCGCGGGGCGGGCGGTGGAGACGACGCTGGCGCGGGCGATCCGCACCGGCAAGCTGGGCTTCGACGACCTGCGCGATACCGCGCTGAAGGTGCTGGGGGAGATTGCCGCGGCGGCGGTGGTCGGCGCGGTGACGCCGGGGGGCGGGGGCGGGCTGATCGGGCTGCTGGGGCAGTTGATCGGCGGGGCGCCGGGGCGGGCGACGGGCGGCCCGGTCAGCCCGGCGCGGCCGTACTGGGTCGGTGAGCGCGGGCCGGAATTGTTCGTGCCGACCAGCAGTGGGCAGGTCGTGCCGGCGCAGGGCGGCGGGGGGCGCGAGGTGCGGGTGGCGATCACCGTCAATGCCGGCGGCGGCGATGCGCCGCGCGCGCTGCAACAGTCGAGCCGGCAGGTCGCGCGGGCGGTGCGTGCCGCGCTGATGGAGGCGTGAACGATGGGATATTGGCTGGCGGACAAGCGCACGGTGCAGGAGGCGGGCGTGCTGTCGCGCTTCGATCCTGCCTATTGGACGGTCGATTTTCCGCGTCCGATGATGGCGTCGGTGGTGACGACCAGCGCGGATGCGTTGCGGGTGACATGTGTCTTCTACCGACAGGATGATCTGGCGGGGCTGATCTGGGCATCGGAGGATGTCCATGACCACCCGCTGCTGCGGTACGACACGGTGCGCGATTATCGCGATTGCTCCTTGCGGTTTCGCTGGCGGTCGGGGGGTATCCGGCCGCTGGATGCGCGGCATGGGCCGGTGCTGACGATCGAGGGGCGCGATGCGGCGGGCACGCCACGCGCCTGGTATGTGCGGTTGTGGAATTATGCGACCGGCAGCCCCGAGGATGCCGAGGTCGTCATCGATTTCGCGAGCGTCGTCGGGGGCTACAAGTTCCCCGAGGACGGCGTGCCGGTGTGGGCGGGCGATGTCGACCGGATGTTCGTGTCGCTGGTGCCGCCGGATTATGCCGAGGGCGGCGGGTTGCTGGCCGCACCGGTCGAGGGCTGGGCCGAGATGTCGGCGATCCGGTGCGACGGGCCGGGATCGGTGCTGGGCGTGGGCGATGTGGTGCTGCCCGAACATGGGCTGCGCATCGCGAGCGGCTATGACGACAGCTATCACCTGACGCCGGAGCGGTTGCTGCACAATGCGCTGCGGCTGGGGTATCGCGGTGCCCTCGTCCACTATGTCGGCATGAGCCATTATTTCCGGCTCGAGCGGTCGGGCGACGGGTTGTTCGTATCGCTGGCCGGGGGTGTGCTGAATGTAGCGTGCGCGGCGTGGCACCGCGACTTCGCGGTGCGTGCCGGGGCGCTGGGCTATGATCCGATCTGGTCGCTCAGTTATGAACTATTCGATGCGCATTGCTGGGGCGACTGGAAGCAGCGGGCGGCGGATGGATCGCCGGCGTTGACCGGGTGGGTGCCGCCGTCGACGCTGTTGTCGCCGGCGCATGTGGGGGCGATGGCTTATTTGCAGGCGGTGGCGCGGGCGTTCGTTGCGATCGCGCGGGCGGCGGGCGGGCGCGGGCGGTTTCAGGTGGGCGAGCCGTGGTGGTGGGTGACGGTCGACCATCGCATCTGCCTGTATGACGATGCGGCGCGGGTGGCGCTGGGTGGGAATCCGCCGGCGATCGACGATGTGCGCGGGAGGCTCGACGCGCCGAAGCGGGCGTTGCTCGACCGGGCGGGGGCGTTGCTGGCCGCATCGACGGCGGCGTTGGTCGCGGCCGCGCGCAGTGCAGGGGCGGAGGAAGCGTTGCTGCTGGCCTATCTGCCGACGATCCTGAATGTCGACAGCCCGGAGGTCGGCCGGGCGAACCTGCCGGTCGGCTGGGCGCGGCCGGCGTTCGATGTGCTGCAGCTGGAGGATTATGACTGGGCGGCGACCGGCAATGTCGGCGCTACCGTGCGCGGCGTGGCGGCGGCGGGGGTGCGGCTCGGCTATCCTGCGCACGAACAGCATTATTTCTCGGGCTTTGTCCTGCGGCGCGAGGATCGCGGGCAGTGGCGGGCGATTGCCGATGCTGCCGATGTGGCGCGGGCGCGGGGGGTGGCCGAGACCTTTGTCTGGGCGCTGCCGCAGGTGTTGCGCGACGGGTTCACCTATTTCGAGGAGGAGGGGGCGATGGAGGCGTTCGATGACGTGCGCTTTCCGCTGGCGCTGGGCGCGGAAGCCGAAGTGATGCCCGAGACGTCGACCGCGATCGTGGTGGCGGCGGGCGGGCATGAGGCGCGCAATGTCGACTGGGCGGAACCGCGCACCCGTTATGACGTGGGGCCGGGGGTGCGGTCGCAGGCGGATGTGGCGGTGTTGCTCGATTTCTTTCGGGCACGGCTGGGGCCGGCGCGGGCGTTCCGGTTGCAGGACCCGTTCGACCATTCGACGGCGGCGGTGCCGGGGTTCGGCGATGTGGTGATTGGGACCGGCGACGGGGTGACGACGCGGTTCGCGCTGGTGAAACGCTATGGGCAGATGGTGCGGCGGATTACCCGGCCAGTGGCGGGTAGTGTGCGCGTCGGTGTGGGGGGCGTCGCGACGCAGGGCTTTGGCGTAGGGGCGGGCGGCGTGGTGCTGCTCGATGTGGCGCCGGCCATGGGCGTTGCGGTGACGGCGGGGTTCGCCTTCGATGTGGCCGTCCGCTTTGCCGAGGACCGGTTGCAGGTGGCGCGGGCGACCCATGGCGCGGGCGTCGCGGCCAGCGTGCCGTTGATCGAGGTGCGCGAGGCATGAGCGCGGTGACGGCGCTGGCGCTGTGCTGGCGGATCGAGCGGCGCGACGGGGTGACGATCGGGCTGACCGCGCATGATCGCGATCTGGTGGTGGATGGCCTTACCTATCGCGCGGCGCCGGGGATGACGCCTTCGGCGATCGTGCGCGACGATACGCTGGAGGCACCGGCGATGACGGTCGAGGGGGCGCTCAGCCATGCCGCGATTGCCGGGCGGGACCTGCGCGCCGGGCGCTATGACGGCGCGCGGGTAGCGGTGTTTGCGGTCGATTGGGAACGGCCGGGGGTGCCGGTGCCGGTGGCCAGCGGGCGGATCGGCGCGGTCGAGACGGGGCGCGGGACGTTCGCCGCCGAACTGCTGGGGGGCGAGGTGCGGCTGGAGGCGCCGGCGGTCGAGGCGACCTCGCCCGGATGCCGCGCGACGCTCGGCGACCGGAGGTGTCGGGTAGCGATGCGCGGGCGGCGGCGGGTCGGGCGGGTGACGCATGTCGACGGCGAGCGGCTGGTGATGGCGGCGGGGGCGCAGTTTGCGCGCGGGCGGCTGCGCTGGATCGGGGGTGCCAATGGCGGGTTGTCGGCGTTCGTCGTTGCGGCGGATGCGGCGGGCGTGACGCTGGAGGCCCCGCCCGCGTTCGACGGGGCGGGGGCGTTGGTCGAGCTGAGCGAGGGATGCGACGGGACGCTCCCTACCTGTCGCGACCGGTTCGGCAACGTGGCGAACTTTCGCGGGGAACCGCATCTACCCGGCATCGACCTGCTGACGCGCTATCCGGGGGCATGAGCGCTCTCGGGCGCGCACGCGGTGCGCTGGGCTGTCGGTTCCGGCGGCAGGGGCGGAGTCCCGAGGAGGGGTTCGATTGCGTCGGGCTGGTCGGGTGGGCGCATGGGGTGGCGGTGCCGGCGGACTATCCGGCGCACAGTGGCGATGCGGCGCGGGCGGCGGCGGTGCTGGGGCAGGCGTTCCGCGCGGTCGAACGCGTCGCGGCGGGGGATGTGCTGCTGATCGCGACGGGCCCCGGACAATTGCACCTGGCGATCGCGACCGCGGCGGGCGTGATCCACGCCGATGCGGTGGCGCGGGCGGTGGTCGAACGGCCGGGGCCGCTGCCGTGGCCGATACTCGGCATCTGGCGAAAACGGGAGGATGACGATGGCGACGATGGTGCTGACGACGCTGGGCGGTGCGGTGGCGGGGCCGGTCGGGGCGGCGCTGGGGCGTGTGGCGGGCGGGGCGATCGACGGGGCGGTGTTCGGTGGCCCGGCGCGGCAGGGGCCACGGCTGCGCGAGCTGCAGGTGCAGCTGTCGAGCTATGGCGCGCAGATTCCGAAGCTGTTCGGGACGATCCGGGTGGCGGGCACGGTGATCTGGGCGACCGACCTGCGCGAGGCGGCGGCAACCAGCGGCAAGGGCGCGGCGCGAACGACCCGCTATAGCTACACCGCGTCGTTCGCGGTCGCGCTTTCGGGGCGGCCGATCCGGGGCATCCGCCGCATCTGGGCCGAGGGCAAGTTGCTGCGTGGGGTAGCGGGCGACTGGAAGGCGCGCACCGGCTTTCGCTGGTATCCGGGCGACGAGGCGCAGCTGCCTGATCCGTTGATCGCCAGCCTGGTCGGGATCGGCAACGCGCCGGCGTATCGCGGGCTGGCCTATGCGGTGTTCGAGGATCTGGCGCTGGCCGATTTCGGCAACCGTATCCCCTCGCTCACCTTCGAGGTGGAGGCTGATGCCGCGCCGGTGCCGGTCGGCACGATCGTCGAGGCGCTGGGTGGCGGGGCGATCCGGGCGGCGACGGCGGGACCGGTCTTTGCCGGCTATGCCGCCAGCGGCGAGCGGGTGCGCGACGCGGTGGAGGCGATCGTCGCGCCGCTGGGCGGATGGTATGCCGCCGAAGGGGACGCGACCGTGCTGCGGATCGGTGCGGGGCCGGCGCGGGCGTTGCCAGGTGTCGCCCTGCCGATCGATGCGCCGGCGTGGCGCCGGCCGCCGGCCGCGCCCAGCGACGTCGCCATCGCCTATCACGACGTCACCCGCGATTATCAGGCGGGGGTGCAGCAGGTGCTGCGTCCCGGCGGCGCAGGGCGGATGCTGCGGATCGAGCTGCCCGCCGCGCTGGAGGCGGCGACGGCGGCCGGGATCGCCGCCGATATCGCGGCGCGCGAGGGGGTGGCGCGTGATGTGCGGACGGTGGCGCTCGATTGGCAGGCGATCGATATCGCGCCGGGCGACCGGGTGACGCTATCCGACGAAGCCGGCCTGTGGCGGGCGCGCCGGGTGCGGATCGAGGCGATGCGGATCACGCTGGAGCTGGTGCGGATCACAGGAGTGGTGCCCGCCGGAGCCGCGGCGACGGGTGCGCCGCGACTGGCCGCCGACGTGACAGCCGGGCGTACGGTGCTGCATCTGGTGGAGCTGCCCGGCGACGATGCCGGCGCAGTGCCGTGGATCGGCGTCGTGGCGGCTGGCACGGCACCCGGCTGGCGCCGCGCCACCGTGTCGCTGGGGAGCGATGCGGACGGCTGGACCGAGATCGGCGATACTGCCGCTGCCGGCATCGTCGGGACGGTAACGGTGCCGCCCGGCCCCGGCAGCGCGCTGGTCGAGGATCGCGTTTCGGTGATCGAGGTCACGCTGCTCCACGACGCGATGGTGCTGGAAAGCATCGACGCGGCGGCGATGGATCGTGGCGGCAATGCCGCGATGATCGGCGGGGAGATCGTCCAGTTCGGATCGGCGGTGCGGATCGGTGGCGCCCGCTGGCGGCTGTCGTGCCTGTGGCGTGGACGGCGCGCAACCGAGGGGGCGATGGCCGGGCATCGGCCAGGCGAGCGATTTGTGCTGCTCGACCCCGCGACGCTGCGGCGCGTCGATGGCGCGGTCGGTGTGCCGGTCGGGATCATGGCGGTCGGGCTGGCGGAGGAAGACGTGGCGAATGCGAGCGTCACGCCGGAGGGCCGCTGGCTGGTCCCGCCCGCGCCGGTGCAGCTGTCGCTGCAGCGCGACGCGCAGGGGCCGGTGCTGCGCTGGAACCGTCGGGCGCGCCTGTTCACGCCGTGGCGCGATGGCATCGACATGCCGCTGGTCGAGGAACGCGAGGCGTATCGCCTGAGCGTGATCGATGCGGCCGGAACATCGCGCGCGGTCGAGCTGGGCGAGCCGCAATGGCGCCCGGTCGACGTGACCGGCGCGGTCACGATCGAGGTGCGCCAGATCGGCACGAACGGCCTGTCGCCCCCGGCAACCCTGTCCTACTCCCCGGAGACGTCACGATGAACGAGCTGACCCACCGCCTGGCCCTGCCGCTGTTGCATAGTGCGCAGGTGCACAAGGAAATGGTGCATAACGAGGCGCTTATGCTGATCGACCTGCTGTTGCACGGATGCGTCGCCGGCGTTGCGCAGGACGCGCCGCCCGCCGCGCCGACCCCTGGCCAATGCTGGATCGTCGGTGCCGCGCCAGCCGGCGACTGGGCCGGACGCAGTGGCCAGATCGCGGGGATGACCGAGGGGGGCTGGCGGTTCGTCACCCCGCGTGAAGGGATGCGGCTCTGGTGGTCCGGTGGCGAAACGACCGTGGAGTTCCGCGGCGGTCAGTGGCTCCGCGGCGAGGTGCGGGCCCGCCGGGTGCTGATCGACGGGACGCCGGTGGTGGGCGCGCAGCAGCCCGCGATCGCGACGCCGCAAGGCGGTACGACCCGCGACGAAGAGGCGCGGACGGCGGTGTCGGCGATCGTGGCGGCGTTGCGGGCGCACGGGCTGATTGCCGGCTAAAACCGTGTCTTTCCTGCAACAGCGCAGAATTTGTGCGCTTGCGTGGAAACTAACGCTTCGGTACTTGGTTTGCGCTGTCCGTAGGACAACTGTGAAAGGGGACTAGA